TTTGCCCATATTACAATAATACGAGTAACGCCAGCAGTAGCAGTTGTACCAACAGTAGTCATTTGAGCGCTGATAGTACGAGCAGTTGACGCATATTGAGTCATAACCCCATTATCATCAGTTACATAAGCTCCTTCTTTACCACCTAAGTGATAAAAAGAAAGAACTTCATTAGCTACTAAATCAGTCGCTTTTGCATTTACTGCATCATAAAACCCATTAGGGTCATCTGAGTCTCCTACTATTAAAGTAGCACTAGTGCCATTATCCCAAAGGGTGTCAGTATGTACTTGAACATCAAGTATATAAGCTCCAGCAGGTATTATAGTACTAATACTATAAACACCTGCAGCTCCAGCTGCACTATTATCATCGTAACTTATTACCATTTCTGCTACATTAGGATTCCAACTTGATTTGTATGTTTGTTTATCTAGTTGTGCCATTATCTATCTCCTTAACTAAATGGTGTAGCTAAAGTGCTACTTCCATTTCCATCACCAATAACAGTCCAATGTCCATCTTTATTAGCCGTAAACACAACTTGAGTGCCAATTAATCCACCTGTAGTTGTTCCATTTAAGGTGTATATAAGATCAGTGCCATCTGATGCGAAATATACTCTATTTGCAACAGCGTCAGAAGCTTTAGTAATAAAAGCATGACCTTTTAGATAGTCACCAGTTGATGCCGTGACCACAATGCTAGCACCACCAGAGGCAACACCACATCTAATACCAACCCATAAACCAGCGTCAGAAGCGTCAATTGAAGGAAGCCACATATCAAGACCATTAGTATGACCATTAACAAACCATTTGTTACAATCAGACTTTGCCATTTGATTCCCAGATCCTGTTGCTCCATATTGAGTATTATTCCCAGCTACAGTAACTTGTCCAAATGAGTGTTCTTTGCTATTGGCAGCATAATCTAATGCTAAATCAACTTCATTTTGTCCGTATAATCTATTAGCCATTATTCATACCTCCTTATGATTTCTTCCAGATAGCGTGAGCTTCGGGCATATTAATTTCCAAGCCAGCTTCTGTCTGAATTAAGTCAACCCTACGGTCAACACCACTGTTCTCTAAAGTCTGAACACCTACATAAATAGCAGTATCTCTATTTAGCCCATTTCCGACCAAAGGTCTATAAGAAACGTACTTCATATTAATACCAACCATGTTTATGTCAGTTTGATCAAGGTGAATATTACGAGCTACATTCATATCTCCGTAAGGAGTTGTGATTGTTGTAATATCAACACCAAAGACTTTCTTTTTTCCAACCATGCCCATATCAGCTCTATAATTAGGAGATTGTTCCACATTATTGCGGAAGTAACCAGTTAATTTATGTAGCCAATTGTATGTTCCTGTATTAACAAAGAATACAGTTGCATTTGCATTGTTGTATCTTGGATCAAGATATGCACTCATGTCATCAAGAAAATCATCTTGAGTTTTTGAAGCAGTTGCTAATGTGAATTGGTTTCCATAGGTATTAATAAAACTTAAAACACCATCTGTATACCATGCATCACTAGATGTACTTGCAGCTGAGTTAAAAAGAAGTGATTGTTCAATATCAAACTTATGTTCAATCAGCTTTTCTTTCCATACTCTTGCCCACTCGCTAGAATCATACTTAAGCATAGTTGCTCTTGTAGTATTATCCATAGCCATAGCAGTTTTCCAGATCTGAGTATTCCCATAACCAGTTGAGAAAGGTTGATCTTTCCAAGTGGTAGGAAATCCACTACCTTGAGCAAATGCACTACCAACTACAAATGAGCGTAATAAAGATAATGATTCTTGACTTTGAGGGTCTTTTGCAGAATCATCAGCGTGCTTATATGCTTGATATAGATTGGTTGGAGTTCTAACCATTTCGCCTGTTAATAATATACTATTAGATAAAGCACCATCTGCAACAGAGCTTACTTTAAATAAAGCATAATCATCATAAGCATTACCTAGAGCAGAAGCTGCAGTTGGAATTTTTACAATTTGACCAGCTGTAAAAAACCCAGGCTTAGTTCCTGATGCTCCAATACCTACAGATGTTTGACCATATACAGTCCCTTTGTTTCCTGCGGACAAATAATCGCCAATCATATATAGTTTTGTTGTATTTGCTGTTAATGTACCACCGTTTGATGGAGTATTGCTAGAATCATCAGCCCCATAACAGTATGCATATCGTTTGTGAAAAGATGGTCTTCGTTCTGTATATTTGAACTGCGGATCATCTGTTGGCTTCTTAGAAATTTTAGATACAAGTCTAAAAAAAGGATCTTGCGCTATTGCTAACTCAGATACTCTACTTCCAAAATTGTATTTTCTTCTAAGATCACCAGTGGATAATGTTGAATTATCGTCAGCGACACCTAAGTCGCTCAACTGAAAAATGTCATCAGCCATTGTTTAACCTCTTATTTTTGGAGTTAAAGCACCTGGCTAATAGTCTAAAAAAAGTTCAGCTATTAACCAAATGCGGAATCTAATGTCTTGTCAATCCCCAAAATTGCATCAAATAATTCATCTTCTTGGCTGCTTTTAGTATCACTAGTAGACCCAGCGGAAGCTAAAGATTGTGGTTTCATTTGAGTCTGCTTAACATGATTAGCAGCTTTCTCAAAAACACCCGTTTCTCTTTTTCTTGCTGGCTCACTCGATTCTTTTTCTTTTAAATATAAAATATCATCAAAAGATAAAGATCTACTATCAGCGTAAGATTTAAAATCATTCCATTGATCCTCGTTCATGCCGTGTTTTTGTTTAAAAGCATTTATTTCAGAAGTTACTTTCGTTTCTTCTTTTTGCTTATTTAACTCATTCGTGAGTCTTCTTTGCACTACGTTGTCAATGGTCGAATTTAAAACTTTCCCAGAATCACTATCTGGCTCACTAATCGCTTCATCTGCGTCAAAGACAAAGTCTTCAGGCAAATCAAGTTTCTCAGTTACTGTTTTTGGAGTTTGACCACCATCCTCGAAATAACCTCTCACATGATTGATTAATCCAGGATCTTTCCTCATTTCGTCAAGAATAGGTAAATATGGTTCTATTTCTTTTAAACGAGTGTTAAGTCGTTGTCCTTCTTTGCTAGAATCAGCATACCTTTTTTTAAGAGTCTCGACATTCTCTTGCTGAACTTCACTACCTTTCTCCTTGTTATCAGATAATGTTTGTGAAGAATCATCACTACTTTCAAGTATTCCTCCGTTGACTTCTTGTTCTAAATCACCAAAAAAATCACCAGAGTTATCTATGTCATTTGATACAGGGGCATCATTAGATGCGTTGCCTTTTTCATTTGCCATCAATTACTTCCTTGTTGTTATTTAAAATATACTAAACTTTTTTATTTTCTTCCAATTCTTTTTCTGTTTTTCTTTTTAAGTCATCTTCCAACAATTTTCTATAATATTTTTGCTGTGCTTGAGTTTCGAGGACTTCTTTATCAACAGTTCTTGACCCAGTATCAATACCATGTCTAATACCAGCTTGAATTAGTTGTCGTTTTAATGTTTCGTTTTCGCCTTCTTTATCTTGAACTTGTCCTTTCATACCTTCTATTTGTTGTTGTAATTGAGCATATAAAGATTTTCTTTCAAGGATTTTTTCTTTTCCCCTTACGTCAGTTTCAGCCAACATAGCAACATCATCAATAAGTCCAGCTTGAAACCATCTAAAGTATTCTTCAAGTAAAGCCCATCTATTAATCGGCATAACTGCTCCAGCGACAATTCTAACATCAAATCTTGAAGAGGCGTAATCATTCCATAATTGTATTTGCTCTCCATAGTCATTATATATTGGAATATTAATTCTTGTTTCTGATTGATCGTAATCTCCAGCAGTATTAGGTTGAACAATTCTAAAAACTTTATCTATTTGATAATGAGCTTGAGCGTGTTCTTTAAATACTTTACCAGTATGTTCTAAGGCTGGTTCTAAAACACTATTCATCCATGCTTTAATTCTTCTAGTTCCAAATTCATCATTAGCCAATAATCCTCTATATGTTTCTGCTTGTTCTTGAGCAAAACCCATCATAGCACTTGGAATACCAGCGATATATTCCATATCTGACTTACCTTCTTGAGTTACAGTAAAGAAAGCGTTGTTAATAGAAGCAGGTAATACAGGTGTAGGAGCATTAAACCCTTGTCTGTATTTTAATAAAGCTCCTGGAGCTGATGAATATTGTTCCCATTCTTCTTCAGGTACACTTCCTTCTTCATAAAGCCATCTTAAATTAGAGGCTAAATTTGCATTATGGAGCATAACTTGATGAGCTTTATTTACTTCTTGTTGTTTTCCAATCATAGGGATAACAGCTGACATTGGATAAGGAGTACCTGTATATAAATAAGGAATAGGAATAATTGGAAAGTCAGTAATTGGAAGTATATATTCATATAAGTTAGTATCACTCCCTAAGCAACAAGACACTTTAATTCTTCTTTCGTGAAATAAGGTAGCGTCTAAAATAGTCTTCATTACTGCTTCGTTTTTAATTAATTCTTTATACTCTTCTTCGCTAACAACTTTAGATTCAGTCCTATTTAATTCTTCTTGAGTTGCATAATCAATTTCAGATTTCTTTCTTTTGATTCCATATTCTAAAGCTTTTTTTGCTTTATCAACTTCAAGAGCAGCTCTTTCTTCAATAATTTCACCAGCTTGTAGTTGTCTTTCTATGTTTAATATTTTTTCTTGAGTTGCTACTTGAGATTCTTCAACATATTCTTTTAACCTTTGCTCAGAAACCATTTTTACATTTTCTAAATCTTCTGGGGTTGGGTGAATTTGAATTGTTAAATTATAAAAAGGAAGTCTTACTCTTTCATAACATTCGTAGTAATCAAGCTTATCATCCTTTTCTCCAGATTCAGAAACAGTTGTAATGATGTCTTCTGCAATAATAGCGTCTGAGTCATTTCTGTCTGCTTGTGAATAAGTCTCATGGATTCCTTGTTCACTTGCTTTTTTAATTTTTCTTTTATGTTCAGGGAACATCTGATTTAATTGACTTCTTGTTAATACTTTTTTAACAATAATAAAGGCAGCGTCTCTAAATAAAAAATCTCTTGACATTGGGTCTGGATATACATCATAAGGATCAATTCTTTTAAAAACGACATCTCCTTTTCCATTATCTAAATTCATATCTACGTCTACAAAGAAATAACCACATCCTTTTGCTAAACAATCTAGAATAACACTTCCATATACAGATTTACCATTTGATAATCCCCAACAATAGTCAGAAATATCACTATGGATTTGAGCAATATTCGCATCGCTCCCATCAACTCCAACAGCTTTCCATCTTGGATTGTTTGCTGTCACAAAGTATTTCATAGTTTCAATAATAGGAGTAATCCTATTGATTTGGAATGTTGGCATACCTGCTTCTTCTAGAGCCGATTTCTCTTTAGAAGTTAATTGATCATTGAGATAGAAATCATATCCCTTTTGACTTGAAGACTGCCATTTAACTCTTTCCTCAGAATTAGCAGTTCTCCACATATTGTAAACTCGTTCACTTGTTTTCATTTTAGCCATTATGCAACTACCCAAGCCTTAGCTTTTCTTTTTGGTTTTATCCACTTTCTTTCCTTTCCTTCACCTTTTGACTTCATATTTGGTGGAAATGCGTGTAAAAGTGCGTAAAATAGTGTCTCAATTGTATCATCATGTGCCATTTTTGACCCAAAAGTAACTATTTCGTGTATTAAATCAAACATATTGTCTCGCAAATATACTGTTCCTGTGCTAAACCTGCCAGATAAACCAGAATAAATTTTATTTCTTTTTTCTCTTCCCCCTGGTTTTTCAGGTATTACAGCAATTTCAAACTTGTTTTCTATTCTTCTTCTTTCATTTAAAGATTGAAAAACAGATCTATTCATAGCAACGTCTTCCACTGTACTAGACGTACAATGATATTTTTGATGTAATTCCATTATATAATCTACTACTCCTTTTTTACCAATAAGTTCATCTTTAATTCCCCTAGCTCCAATAGTAGGGATTGATCTATGTCTTTCATATTCCAATACATATACATTATTATTAGGATCAATAGCAACAACCATTATTACAGAGAAGTCAGAACTTCTTGTGTCAATATCTGTTGCTGGGTCGCATCCTATAAATGTATTACATGGAAATTTTTCACCATCAATAACTAAATAATTAACATCATTATCTCTTTGATAATACCCATTCCAGTACTTAATATACTTGTTGCCCCAGAGAGCGTCTTCTTCATTCTGGACTTCAAGTTCATATTCCTGGTAGTACCCTTGAGCCCTGCCAGCTTCTTCATACTCCTTCTTTATTCTTAACAGTTTCTTTTTAGGCATATAAGAAGACCATAACACGCCTCCTTTCATTTCAGGCTGTGTAGATTTATAAGTAATCACATCCCATGTATAATTAGACTTATTATCTGCCTTTTCATATCCATCTAATATATTTTGACAAAGGCTATCGTAGTGAACGGGGGTTCCTGCAAATATAAGTCTTCCACTATTTACATCTAAAGCAGGTCTTACACCATTATATACAATATTTTTAATTTTCTCTCTAGCATCTTG